GCACCTCTGGTTTATCATGACCCTTAATTAAAATTTTAAGAGTATTATCAATGAAGTTAACTTCTGCACCGTATAACTTTTCATTAATAACGTACCATTGTTTTTTTGTGCCAATGTCCCTGACCAGCCTCTGCTGGTCAGGGTCCAATAACTTAATTAAGTTTTTTAGATTTTTATCCATTAGCTTCCTCCTTAAAGTGATGGGTCAAGATAAGAATTTCTTCGACCAATAGAATGATAGTAATATTCTACACCTTTATTCCATCTCTTAGTCTTTTCATTCCATCTTATATCAACCCACTTTTTGTATGGAAAACCACTAAGATCTATTTTTTCTTCTTGAATTAGATAATGAACATTTTTTCTGTTCTTCTCTTTTCTTCCACTCGGAAAAACAGTGTAAGAATCATGCTCATAGATATTAGCGTCATTTTCTATTTTAAGGATTTTTTTACCCTTAGGATGTTTTAATATATCTACAACTGTATATGGGTAACTATCTGAACCAATACTTCTTGTTACACCAATTCCAATTACAGGTTCTAAATCAACACCTCTTTCTTTTTTAGATACATCAATTCCAGTTGCCTCTGCAAATTGTACATCTAAAGTTTTTTTGTTTTCTTCTTGTATGTTCACTTTGTCCTCCTTTGGTTGTTTGTTTATTTTAAAATGAATCATATTGTCTTATCCCATACTAATGGGAGACATACAAGAAAATAATTAATTAATTTTATTATTTATTAACAAGTGACATATATGCAACACTTGTGGATAAAATCGATTTTTTTCATTTTAGGCTTATTATTATCTTGCATTAAATCCCATAAAATTTTATAAGATATACATGATTCATTTATTTATTAACCATAACCCAAGGAGGAAAAATGTTAAGTAATGGATTACCAAAAAATAAAGTAGCTAAGGCTCTATTGAAGATTGCATATGGAGATACTGATTCGATTGATTACGATCTGTATAAGTCTTCAGGTATCTTAATAGAGAACGGTGAGTACAGAGCCCTGGAATTAATTTTACAGGAAGCTGACAGTGCTCCAAGGGATCACATCAGAAAAGTTATTTCTGAAAAAGATCCTAAGTTGTTTAACAAACTTTACAAATTAGAGGATGGTGAAATACTTGCTCTTGCTGAAAGTAAAGTTCTGAAGAGACCTAAGAAAAAAGTTTCTCGTTCAGTTAAAGATGAGTTTAAAAAACTTGTCAGAGAGTTAAACGGAAATTTAGCGAAAGCTAATTTACAATTGAACTTACGGAAGTAAGTTTATAAATTGCGGGCCCATTGGTCTTTGTAGTCCTTCGGGAATATGCGCTGTAAGATGCGTTAGGAATAATCCAGGGTGAGACCTACCTGGAGCCCGCTTTCTTTTTTGTTATTCTATTTTTTATAATTTCTATTTGAGTTAAAATTATTTTTCTTTCACCTTTAGTTTTTGCAGATCTATAAGATTTATATTCCTCTTTATAATAAACCCACTCTTTTTGTAATTCAGTAAAATATATTATTTTTTTATTTAATAATAATTTATATCTATAAGCAACAGACTCAGGTTCTAGTCCTGCTAAGTAACATACATGTTGAAAATCTTTTGACTCTGATATGAACCAATCGTGCGCTTCTTTTTTTCTGTAAGTTTCCATTTTAGAACCAAGCTTACAAATTACATCTTCAAACGCTGTAGCAACAACAGCCTTCCATAATTTTTCTGCTGGGTGTTGATTTTGTTTAGCGTACTCTGTTGCTAACCTAATGCCCATAATCTTTAACAAGTTTGGTGAAAACATCTTTATAATATTTTATTACTAATGGATGTGATGAAGACTCCACAGAAAATTCTAAGTGTTCAAAGACGTGTTGCATGAAATCAGTTTTCTCCATGCCATCTAAATGTTTAACTATTTTTATGTTAAACTCTTCTAATAAATCATCGTAATCGCTTTTCATTATGCCCATAAGTATTTGCATGGAAAAAGAGGAAGCTGCTCATGGGCATAATTACTTTTTAACGAGTCTCAAACCTTGTTTAATTGCTTTTTTCTTTTGGTTCTTTAACCAATTGTACTGGAGCAGCGCCTGAAACTGGCTTATATCCTTAATACCTAAATCGTTACCCATATAAAGCTGAGTCATTAAATCAGTAATTCTATCGTAAAGTCTTTTATTGCTGGTTAGGTTAGCAATAGACTTTAAAACAAAATCTAAATCATTTAATTTCTTTTCTGCTTTTGCCATATAATTTTTTTAAAAAAATATGATGATCCGTGTTTCGTGG